AACGAGACTTGACCTTCTTATAACACGCATCCTTTTCACCTGCTTTCTCCAGAACAGTTTCTTCAGTAGCAACGTTCTTTGCTTTACCTCTGCGATCTGGATTACCGTCTTCACGGTTCTTGCGTCTAAATGCCTTTTCTTCCTCTTCCTTTGAGAGGTTTCTCTTCATTTTTGAAGACCCACACTTTGGTTTGGTCTTTTGTCCTGGTTGTCTTGCACAGGGTTTCCCTGCATATTTGCCACCCAACTGAACCCAACCAGGGGTGCCATCATCAGAAGAACTCTTGCTAAACCAGTCACGCAAAGAACTATCACCACTCTTCGATTCATCAATAAATTCCGCAAAAGATTTCATTGGAAGATACAATTTTTAACTATTTATTCTTTTGGTAAACCTTTCTTCAGCAGTTTTTGAAGTTCTGCTGTCGAACCAACAAACATAGTATTGTTGTTGGTAACATTCTTTGGACCTGCTTCTTCTTCCTTTAACTTCTTAAGTTTTGCTTGAAGGTCTAATAACTTATCTGTTGTATCAGCAACGTTCTTAATAAGTTGACCTGCAACTTCATATGCTCTTGGAGAGTCAGACTGCTGAGCAATATCTAAGATACCGTCAACTGCTTCTTGTCCCTTTTCTATTAAACTATAAAGTTGTCCTCTAGTATAATCATAATCATAGTCTGTCTCTTCCTTTTCTCCCTTCTTGGGAGTCTTTCTAATAGAAGTATCTGGAGTAGAAACAATCTCTGTAGGAGTTGCTTCTATATCCAATGAATCATTTATCGCATCAAAATCATTTTTCATAAGTCACTATCCTTTCTAGGACTATAGAGTCTTCCATCACCAAAGTCGAAGAGTTCTTCATTAAATCCAAACTCATCATCATAATTGATAAGTGCATCGTCAGCAGCATTAATCATATTGATTTGGTCACCAATTTGATGCTTGGCATTGATTGTCTTATCCATACCTCTCTTGACTCTCAATGTATTGCCTGTAATATTAGTAATTAACATTGACTCTTCATTAATCATAATGTAAGAATCTTCTACAAATTGAGATGCATTAGACACATCAAAAGTTACTTGTGTTTCACTAATATCTGCTGCAAGAGTAGTAGTATTATCGTCGTTATAATCTTTGATTGCTCTTGGTGTTACCTGATATCTTAACTGTCTGGAAGCATCTTTTCTATCAGTATCACCATAATAATCAACGGTAACTTTCTTGATAATTGGTCCTTCCTTATCATCAATCTTACCAAAGATTGATGTCTTAGCAGTGAATCTCAGAGTATATACTAAACTTCTTCTAGTTGTATAGTCACCCTCATAGTCATCCTGCATACTAATTCCTTCCAAGGTAATAGGAATATCCCTCTTCTCACCAATAGAGTTTACCAAGTCAACTGTTAAATTAAACTGTGGTTGGAAGTATGGCAAAATCTGCTCCAGAATTTGAAGCATATCATCTTGATACTTAGTTATAATGCTTAGTTCAATACTAATATTATATGGTGCAGGCATATAAACCTGAACTGGACCAACTCCTTCTCTATTTGCTTGAAACTTCTGAACAGAAGATACCTTTCTAGAAGCATCATAAACAATATCTGTCATCTCAAATGACATACGAGGAAGAGTAATTGCAACTCTTTTTCTCAGGTCTGGTTTCTCATCCAATCTAGCAAGAAACTTCTGAACAGGACCATAAGAAATTGGAACCTTTATGACACTATTATCCGCACCAGTGCCATCCTGGTGTTTGATATAAAGATTGTTGAACAATGTGCCAAAAGCAACAATTGTCCTCTTTATAATTTCGTGATAGTGATAGGAACCAAACATGTCAATATTTTATGATAAAAGTATTTAGAGCTCTCCAAATGGGTTCTTTTCAGTGAAGTCAAGAATTTTATCTGCTTCTGTTTCTATGACATCATTTTCTGCAAAATCATCATAAAGGTCATCTGAGAAAATTGAATTAATCTTGTGTGATGCAGAACTCTCATCACCAACGATTTTTTCTCCTTTCTGGAAAGTGCCACTGACGATAGAAACTTTTAGTGTTCTGGTATCATGGTCCCAAGATTTAACAACTCCAGTAACTCCACTAGTTTGACCAGTGACAGTCTCATTGAATTTGAAGTGCCCTGTTGTTACTCCAATTGTATTGGAACCAGGAGCTGATGCTGGAATCATAGTAACTGTTGGTGCATTGCTATATCCAAGACCAGGATTTGTTATTGTGAGACCAGTGACACTACCACCAACACCTAAAACTGCTGTTGCTGTTGCACTTACTCCTTGAACTGTTTCAACTGTATCTACTGCCAATCTAAGCTGTGTTCCAGTTCCAAGTCCTGCTGCAGTAACATATGTTGCATCATAGAAATCCATTGATGCATTAACTAATGGTTGATAGTTAGAACCACCATAGAGCATGGTAAATCCAGTAACACTACCTTCAGATTGAACAGAATCAACACGGATTATTGCTCCCGAACCAGTCATGTGGGAACGAGCATCCATTCTGAGTATATCACCAACGTCATAATTGACACCATGATTTCCTGAGAATCCACCAACACCACTGCTGTTTCCACCTGGTCCTTGTGTATATACATCACCTGTTCGGATACCAGAACTATTCAATCTAAAGTGCTGAATGGAATCATCTCTATAAGGTGCTGTGGAAATACTTACAACTGGTGCTGAACCGTATCCCAAACCATTATCTGTTATAGTTAGTGATGTGACAGTGCCAGAAGTACCTATTGTTGAAGTTGCTGTTGCTTCTCTGAAATTAGCACTATTAGGTATGATTGGAAGAGCAATATCCACTGTTGGTGTAACAGTATATCCAGCTCCTGGGTTTGTTATTGTAATCGCACTAATAGTACCACCAGATCCAACTACTGCGGTTGCTGTTGCAGTTACTCCTATATCTGTTGCTAGACCAGTAACATTTATACGTGCTGATTCACCAGGCAGAGCACTACTCGTTAATCGAGTTCCACTAAATGGGTCTCCAAGATTTCCAGTAACAAGAAGAGCATCAGATGAAAACGCACCACTTGTTCCAGGATAAGTTGATTGATCGTTTCTTGCCAATTCTCCATTTTGAATATCAATCTGATTTGGAGTTGCTTCATAGAAAATAGCTTCATACACCATGTTTGGAGAACCTAATGTACCCTCCGTATCATTAGTTCCCTCTGAACGGATTCTGAATGTTCTGTTTGGTGCAGTTCCTTCTGTACCATAGTATATTCTTTGTACTGAGTTATCCTCAGCCCGAATACGAATCTTAGGAAGTGCTGGAGTATCGGGGTCGTCGTGATAATACTCGTCACTTCCTTCAACAAAGGACAGGAAGTTATTTGTACTAACAAAAACTTTCGCATATTCACTGCCAGCATACATGATATTCCATGGGAGATCGAGTTCCCACCAATCATCATCATTATCTTCGTGTTCTGTTGGTACAGTTGATTCGGTAAGTGATGCTGCTCCAAGTAAAACACTGGTAATTGTTGATGCACCCACATTACCACCAAATGTATATCTTTCCCCTACAACAAAATTAGTTCCTCCAGCAGAAACTGATATTCCTGTGATAGTTCCACCAACACCAACTGAATCTATACTAACAATACCATTTTCTCCCACAGGAGTTGGGTTCTGTCCTGCGAACGGTCTTAATGGATATGTACCGACAGTATAACCTAATCCCACATCCTCAAGTACTATTGTTCCTATACTAGATGTAGTAGTGTCTGGTGCTGTGGAAATACTTACCACTGGTGCAGAGTTATATCCTGCACCACCATTTGTTATACTAATTGCCGTGACAGACCCACCAGCACCAACTGTCGCAGTTGCTGTTGCTCCCTCACGATTAATGAAAGTTGGGGATTGTGGATCTATAGCAACTGATGGTGGTAATCCCGCACCAGATGCAAACTCGTCATACTTACCACCAACTTGTTCTGCAAGTATTGAAACAACAGTACCTTCAGAATTCAACCTAGTAATATACTTAGGATTAAAGATTGAGTCGAAACCATTGGGACTGTTTGGATTTACTGGATTATTAATGTATACATTAGGTGCAGTAGAGTATCCAACACCACCTGTTGTAAGTCCAACTAAAGGAATTCCCTTAGCAATAACTGCTGTAGCAGCAGCACCTACTCCTCCACCACCGTGGAATGTAATTTCTGGAGCAAAGGTATAACCCATGCCAGGATGACTAATTAATACCTTAGATATGGACCCCCTATCGAGGATTGCCTCTACCGTTGGTAATATTCCAAAACCACCAGGTTTCTTAAACCTGACTTCTGGTGGAGTGAGATATCCAGAACCACCATTAATGATATCAATATAAACAACACCATACTCGGGTAAACCTGGACGAGTACCTACTAATGAAGCATGTAAGTCAATTGAATTTGCTCTAGCTTGAACAAAGGTAGTGCTGTTATGCATAACCAAGGTCTGTATATAACCAAAGTCTTGAACAGACTCATCAACCTCTGGAATATCAGTATCAATAACTTCATCCTCATATTCAAAGAGCTCACAACGGAGTTCATAAACATAAAGATTATTAAGTTGATAGAAGGGTGCCTTCATTTCAACATACTTAATCTCAAAAAGACTATTGTCTAATGGAAGATATATTAAATCACCTTCTTGTGGTCTTTCTGCAGTTTTTACTTGGTCCTTAAATAAACTAATCTTTGGGGTAATGAAGTCTGCATAACGTTCTTTCGAGATTACGAAAGTAATCTCATCTGTACTTCTTACACCAAACTTACTAAGGATATCACCTTGTCCACCATATCCATCAAACGTTGAGATATATGCCTCAATACGAAAACTATCATCAAATTTAGAGACAGTAATTTCCTTAATTACTTTTTCTTCATTGATAATCTTTCTGGGCATGTATACAACATCTTGCCCATAAATGCTTAATTGTTCGTTAATTAAGTCCTGTACAAGTCTCTGCTCACTTGGAGACCCCTGTAGAAAGTAAGAATTTAAAGGTGTCATATCAACCAATCATGTCCATTGGAGGTAGTTCATAATCATTATGGAGTTCTTCCTCTAGTTTTTCTATTTCTTGAATAGCATCTTCGTAGATTTCTCTACCATTAAGAGTAATACCACCTGGTAGTTGGACTCCTTGGAACTTAATTAAGTTTTGTCCCCACTGTCTT